TATTGAACATCATGTTCACTAGGATCTCTTGTACTTCTCCTGGCCATTCATTGAACTGTTCTCCGTATAGAGCAACACACTCACTAATTGAGGTGTCAAGGTCACGTTCAAAGCAGTCTCTAACTCTGTCTTCTGAGACAGGTGTTCCGACTTCTTGTCCATGCTCTGGATCACTTTCGAGGACCAGGTGGCCAACTCCGAAAGTTGGGTAGCCCAGATGGTCTTTATAAATTTCATAAACAACTCCTTCGTCAATTTTTAGTTGTTCAAATACTGATTCTCTGTTCATTGAGTTTTCCTTTTTAAAACTAGTGCATAGTCTTTGTTTTCAAAAACTAAATTCTCACCGTACTTACAAATATTATAGTCGCCTAGATACTTTGTTAAGAATATTATTTCGGGATAAGAATTCATTATATCAAAGGTTTCGTTTATCTGAGGCAACACTTTATCTCGTTTGCCAAACTCTATAAATTCGAATGCTAAAGGATCTGAATATATCTTTTTTAACATTAGTGTATTATCTAACATGTCGATGCTATCTATATAGCTTTTGTTAAAAAAGTTTTTGTAGTTATTTAAATTTGTTTCGTTTACTTTAATGCCGTAATTGTCTGGATCTAGTGGCATAGTTTCTTCTAAAGAATCTTGGTTTGCAACTTGCGATTTAAAGTTTTTATAGTATCGAAATTTTAATTCTGATAAGCCTGATAATTTTTCAACACCGTCAACCACTTCTAATATATTAGAAATAGCATCTTTATCACGCTGAATTTCTGCAAATATTTTATATGTTCCGTCACTTTGCTCGCCAGGAGTGCTATCGGCATCAAGTATGAAATTATATCCTTTTTCTAAAAAATTCATTAGATCATCAGCTGAAGTTTTTTCTTTACAGCTAAAACTTAAAACTACAATATCTTTATCGCTGCCCATTTTAGACTGATAACTATCTATTTCAAAAATATCGTAAACTAAATTTTTTAAATCGCCTGCTTTCAAACCCATTATACTGTTGCTCCTGTTGCGTCTACTGCTGCGTCAGCAGGCTGTGCTTCCAGTTCTGGAGCCTTGGCTTGAACTGCCGGCTCTTCTACAAAGTTTTGTTCTTCAGCATAACCAGTATATATGTCTGCTACAAGAGACTTAGGCATTTGAATAGTTACTACCCATACTGGCTTACGATCTAATTTACCTTTTTTAGTTTGAGGACGAATATCGCCAGGTGTTTCGATTTTTCGAGGCTGTATTAAATAATCTTTTTTATAAAATACCTTGCATTCGTAGTCAACTAAACGCTTGCCACCCATAGGATTTGGCATTTTATCTCTGGGCCACATAAATGAACAAGTAACCCAGTGTCTTTCTATTTTGGGGCCTTGACACAATTCTCCGTCACTCCAGTTTTCATATACGTAAAGATCCAACTCGTCAAGCACTCGCTCGAAATCTTTTAATACAGTAAATGCTGTGTTACTGCTATAGATGTTGTCGATATTTTTTACTAAATCATAGATATCTTGCATAAAATTCTCTAAATGTGGCTTATAGTACTTATTTATCCTTATAGATTCTATTAAGTAGTATTTTTACTATTAACGAAAAAGAGTAAATAACTTTGTAGGGCATGTATAGTTCTACGAACTTACATTTCTCTACTCCATTTGTCAAAGGAGGACCTTAAATGGGTGCAAAAAGAAAGTCTCGTCAGAGACAACAGTTCGATAATGTTGTTGATATCGACAACTACAAAAAAAAGAATACCGTAACAATCCTTCCAAGAAATAAGAATCAAGAAACCTACGTGTTAAAACTTCTGGATCCGCAAAAAGATATAATCTTTGGAATCGGTCCAGCGGGAACAGGCAAAACTCTATTGGCTGTGCAAGTAGCGGTGAAAATGTTCAAAGAAGGTCAGGTCGACAAAATAATTGTTACAAGACCAGCAGTAAGTGTGGACGAAGATTTAGGATTCTTACCAGGCAAGCTAGAAGAAAAAATGGCGCCTTGGACTAGACCTATATTTGATGTGCTTCGTGAATACTTTACTGCACAAGATATACAAGGTATGATAGAAGAAGGCATTATCGAAATTGCACCATTAGCATATATGAGAGGTAGAACTTTTAAAAATGCCTTTATACTTGCTGATGAAATGCAAAATGCGACACAGAACCAAATGAAAATGTTACTAACACGATTAGGCGAAAGCTCTATGATGGCTGTTACAGGCGACTTAGCTCAGGCAGATAGGCTTAAGGATAACGGTTTGGTAGATTTTACTAAATTGTTAGAATCAGTAAATACTACACATTTGGACGTAGTCCGCTTTGAAAAAGGAGATATAGAACGACACGAGGCAGTAAAAGAAGTGCTTGAAATCTATGGTGATTAATTTTTACATCTGATTCAAGTAATTAGCTATATTAGAGGCCATTTTTGAAAATATGAAATCATGGCCTCTAATATCTATTATATTATACCCGAAACTAGATAAAAATTGAATTAAATTTTGTCTTGTAATCAAGTCGTGTCTGGGTCTACCAACTGCATGGCATTCTGCTATAACAACAGGCGAATTATTAGTCAGTATATTTTTTGCTCCTTTAAGCACACTAAGTTCGTGTCCTTCGACATCTAGTTTTATTAGATCTACATTAGTTAGATTATACTGGTCAAGAGTTGTTACAGGAAGTAACTTAGATCTTTCGCCGCCACCAATTGTTGTGAGTCCTGTAGCAGGCTGTCTTTGAACATGAACATTTGCTTTTTCAAAACTTAATCCGGTTTTTCCTACGCTCACATTAGACAAACGCCTAGTATTATATTCCAAGCACTCTGCAACTTCAGGAAGTAATTCAAAAGCATAAACATTTTGAAAATGTTGTGCAAAAGGAATAGTCATCCACCCGTAAGATGCTCCTATATCTATTGCTGTGCGTTTTTGACAATCAGGATGTAAGTAAAGATCTATAATATCGTCAATAAAATTTCCATGCCATGCTCGAAATTTTTGAGGTTTATGTTTTTCTGCATGAGAAAGCATTGACTGATCCATTTCGTCAGCTAGTAGCTGCCACCCGTTGATATTGCGAAACTTCATATTTTGTTTATCTCTAGTGTACATTGTTTTAAAAACTCGATGCCCTGTGTACTACGATAGTCATTCTTGTAATACACTTCTTTAATGCCTGCTTGGTATATGCCCTTTGCACAGTCTATACAAGGACTATGTGTAACAAACATTGTTGCACCTTCTCCGCTTTCGTTAGACCTTGCTAACTTCATTAAAGCATTCATTTCTGCATGTAAAACTTCTGCCTTAGATACAGTAGTACATGTTCCTAGTTCATGATGCTTTATAATGTCTTCACAACAATTATCCCAACCACTAGGCATACCATTCCAACCAAATGCAAGAATATTATCATCTTTTACTATTAGTGATCCAACCTGTAATCTTTGAGCAACTGACATTGCGGCAATACGGTCGCAGATATCCATGTAGAAACTTATCATTTTAGTCTTCATATCTAACTATTTTTTCCTCTGGTACTTTATGTTTTCTTCTTGTTTGGTTTAGTATATCCATCCTTGGGCATAGCGTTAGCTGCCATGTCGCTTTTATAGCCTGTCTTTATTCTTTGTAACCTAGGATGATCTATACCCTTTGTGGTTTCAATTGCTTTTACTACAGCCGCTAATTCTAAATCTCGTGCTGGCGAGTTAGAATACTTTTGCTTCTTAAGAACAATATCGTATAGTTCATATTGCCTTTCGTTGCTCAATGGCCTAATTAAGTTTCTTGCTTCTTCATCGTACTTGCGATTATCTTCTTTTGGTAAGTATTTCATAATATTAGTCTCTCAGTTAGTACAATTTGCTGTTCCACTTCAGCTGTTCCAATAAGTATTCGTTCTTGGTGTAAATGTACATCCAACTTGGGCCTTTTATCGGGGGCTTACCGTTATCGTCATAATATGTGTGTTGGATATAATATTTGTTTAACCATATATGTTTTTTAGACCCACTGCGTATAGGCAACCACGCAAATTTTTCTTCTATAGATCGTTGAGGGTCTGCTTGCCAGTTACCTCCCATCATAAATCTGCCGAGAGTGGGAATATCTTTGCTATAACATCTGCTACAGCATAAGCAATATCCATATGCTCTTGTTGTGTACCATTAGCACCACGTAACTCAATGTAATGTATCCAACTACGTAACGTACCGTTAACGTACAGCCTGCTTAACGTGTTTCCTTCCGGTAGTACTGCTCTTGCCTGCTCTTTGGCAATGCCATTATCAACAGCCCACTGGTAAGCGTTCTTGGCTTCGTGTATAACTCGTTCTTGCCATTGATACCAACGATCTTGTAAGCCACCTTCGTATTCATCAGACATATCAAGTGCAATGCTGTTCTGTCTATTCTTAGGATCCTGTAATCGTGCTTCGCGAGTCACAAAGTCCAAGTCTTTTGTTGGGTCAGCATAACGTTGACTAAACTCTTGGAAACTAAAACTTCTATGACGTAGCAATTGTCTTGCTATGTCTCTGGTTGTTTCTACTTCCAAACAAACGCTCACCATTTCAAGCGGGCTCCAGTGTTTGTGTTTCATCAAATACTTTACAAGTTTTTCATTTGTTAGTTTATTGTTTTGATTATCTGGATTACTTACTCTTGCACAGTATGCAACTAAATCTAATGCTGAATCACTGTGATCCGGCGCTTGCGAATGACTAATTAGTTTAACCTTCAATCTGCTCTCCTTTTAATAAACGTTTAAACTTACTGGTATATAATCACCTACTCTAGGCTGATATTGTCTTGTTACAACGAATTGAGAATCTTCCATTTCCACTGTAATTTTGTATTTGCTTATTTCTTGCACAGTATACGGCTGTTGGCGCTGAATATCCTCGTATTCGCACTGATTGCGCTTATTATTGGCAATGTTGTTGCCTATCTTATTACCTATTAAGCCGCCAATAATTTTTGCTGCATCATTACCCCTGCCGCCGCCGATTTCGCTACCTATTGCAACACCGACTCCAGTGCCAACTAGACCTTCAGTACTTCCGAATCCACCGTCTACTACTCTTTCAAGTAAGCCGCTTGATTGATTTTCTCGATAGCAAACTTTTCGAGTTTCTGTTACAGTCTGATGCCGTGTAACATTTTTGTATACAGGATCTACACTAATTACTTTTAAGCTCACCCCTTGAGCGTTTACAGAACATGCTGTAAACAATACTATTAATCCTATTATTTTTTTCATAATTACTCCTAATATCTGGTTTGTCCAGATGCTGTATTTTTATATGTTGGCTTGCTGGGTTTTCTAAGATTCTCATCTGCTTCTTTAACAAATACACCGTCTATCATACGACCTTTACGATCTTTAATATCGTTATATGCTACCTCCAAACATTCAGTCAAACTTAACCCATTACGCTCTGCGATATTAATCAGTACTACAATCATGTCACCGATATCATCTTTAATATCTTTACCTTTACAAATGTTATCTGACAGTTCTCCTGCTTCCTGTATAAGTTTAGCAAACTGTGTTTTATCGTCAGAACCCGTAATTAGATTACGATCATAATGCCATAGTTTGATACTCTCTACCCAAGTAAGCATCTTTTCATTTTCGTTTGTCACTTTTCATCTCCTGTTATGTGATCGTATATTTCCTTCCAGTTAACCACCTTAGTCATACCATCTGGAAGTTCGTCGTTCATATTAAATCCGTGTTCAATTAGTATTGACTTTAAACCTAAATTTTGTCCACAAACTGCATTTTCTAATTTATCTTCAATCCAATACAACCCTGTGTCTTTGTATGGTGCAAGTGCTTCATCTTTGTCTGCACCTGTATCTAGACAAACTAGTTCTTCAAAAGCTGTTTCTCCAAACAACTTTTCTAAATTCATTTTACGCAACTTGTACGCATTTTTATCTAAACTTAAACTAGTAATACAACGAAATACATAACCGTGTTCTTCGTGCAACCTTTTTACATAATACATTGCATCACGCAATGCTGGAAGGAATCCAATGGCAGCACTTTCGTTAAACTGCTTAACTAGCAACTTACCTGTTTCTGGTGTTATACCAAAACGATCACCAATGTTATAAAGGAAGTTTGCATTTTCTACTTGTGTATGTCCGTGCTGTTCCATCCAACACGTAAATGCATATTCCCAATTCAAAATTACGCCGTCACAATCTGTAAGTATTATTTTTTCCATATTAGTCTCCTTTTCCTGGATTTGGTGAAAAATATTTTTCATATTTGTTTTCGACGTGGGCATATTCTTCAGCGTCTTCTGGTACTTCACTATTGTTGAAAACAGTTTTATTAGGCCATTTGTTACTATAAAGAATATTGATGTTTAGCCATTTTTCTTTTTCTGTAGTAGATATGGCATTTTCAGGAACTATTGCGTCTACAGGGCACTCTGGTTGACACACACCGCAATCTATACATTCGTCTGGATTGATTACAAGCATGTTTTCGCCTTCGTAAAAGCAGTCTACTGGACAGACTTCTATACAGTCCATGTGTTTACATTTAATGCAATTATCTGTTACAATATAAGTCATATTAGAGTTGCGGCATTAAAGACGACTTAACCTTATGAGCGTAGCCGCTAAGTTGATCTCTGGGTCAACCACTAGTGTATGATCCACCAACCCTTGTTTAATTGTTAGCACTGCTTGATCCTGTTGTTCATCAGAACCAAATAGTTCTATGTTGTCATACAGCCAACGATATACTTCTTCCATCTCTTCTGGACGAATTGCACCACACAGTAATTTACGTGCTTCTTGAATCTTGCCTGCTTTAAACAGTTCAACCATTTCAAGTTTCCAGTCACTCTCGCCTGTGTCACCTTCATTCGGCTTTAGTAAACTATTATCTTGCACATTCATTTGCACCATGTTAATACATTTACGCAAGTCCGGATATGTTGCTTTTACGTAGGTATCCAACGTATCCAAATCAGGAGTAACACCTTCAGTGATAAGGATTTCAGCAACTCTAGCTGTGAACTCAGTTTGGTCAATCTTAGCAATGTGGAAACCTTGACACCTACTATGCAAAGCGG